CAATGCCTGCAGGGGTCAGCAAGTCATTGCTGGGTTCTTGTGCCAAGTCGCTGGCCTGCAACACTTGAATCTTGTTGCCAATCAACACAGTGGCATAGTTGTAAGGAGTAATAACTTGTCTGGTGCCCAACAACAAATCATTGTTTTGCACAGCATCATTTAGGTCACCTTGAGCGTCATAGATTGAAGCAATTACTCGTTCAATCACGCCCAGTTTCAGTACCTTGGCTGGTGGTGAAATGTAAATTGGCAAACTGAATCTTAAGGTGGCAATATCTATGGGATTGTCAGTGCCCACAGGAATGGTTCTCGAACTCCAAGTTACTTGTTCCAAAAACACCACACTCAAACTGGTCCAGTCAATGTAGTTGTCTGTGCTTTGTATTTCCAAACTGGGGTTGAACATGGTCAACACCTGTTCCAGCAATTGAAGTTTTTGGCTGGTATTGGACGTCCAAATATCCAAGTTGATGGTGAGCTTGTAAGGCACAGGCATGAGTCGTTCCACTGTGAATGCATTGCCTTGAGTGGTTTCGTAGCTTTCTGTGGCTGAGTCATAGGTGCGTTGCCGAACATTGATTCTGCTGACAAAAGTTGGATCTTGCAAACGTGTTTGCTCGTAGTCCAGGCCAGTGATATAAAATGTCATCAACGGAGTGGAAGGCAAAGCGTTGCGGCTGTTTTCTTGTATGATAGTCTGTGCATTGCGACTGGCATCGCCGTAGCGTACAGGCACACGTAACAAGGCGGCAGCGTTTACACCGTCAGTTTCGTTGCCATATTCTACTTGGAATCCTGAAAAAATTCTAGTGAACTGCAACAGGAATCTGCGTATCTGGGCGTCATAAAAAAATTGTTGCACTTGTGTTCTTTCGTTAGGTGCCAGGTGGTAAGAAGCCGCCCTGATCGCCATTGTCGGCTCTGGGTTTCAATGCTTCACTGAGGCTTTGTCTACTTGGAATGTTGCCTAGATCTTTGGTATTCACCGTGGCTGTGTTATTTACAAAACTGCTGCGCAGGCTTTGATTTAGTGGCCCGTTGTCAAGAGAAGTTCTAACCTTCTGTTCAATCTTGACCCAACGCTTGCCATCATAACGAAACAGTCTATTGGGTTTGTAGTCCAGGCGCAACACATAATCACCAGCCACAGCACTGGCTGGGAATGACACAGCCGGGGTCACAGGCAAGCCATTGGGCGCCACAGCACCACCAGTCATGTAACCTGCGGCATAGCCTTGTCCTTTTGGTGTAACGTCCATGCCACCTTGTGTGCCATCCACTGTGGTGGTGCCATCAGCAGTGATGCCACTGGGATTGGCTGGCTCACCATCCTGTGTGGGCACAATATAAAATTTACTGCTGTCGTATCCAGACGCAGGAGTCTCCACCTCAGCTTGAATCAAAATGTCATCGTTGATCTGATAGTCTTTGCTTCTGGTGCTGATCACATCACTGATACTAGGCGGATTGGTCACTGGTAGCCAGGCTGTGGTGTCTGTGATGTCAGTGCCTGCTGTGACATTTTTTTGAGCAGTGTAGTAGGTATCACCGTAATTGACCACTGTGCCAGTGGGATAATAGTTGTCGTTGTCCCAGATGTTTTCGGGCATGAATGGGCGTTTGAGTATGTCATTGTATTCTTGTTGGTTTTGCAACGGTGTGGCTTTCACACGCCACAAGTGTGGCAACCAGGTACGGCTGAATCCTTCGGCTGCAAAGTCAGCATCTTGTATCACATAGTATCTGGGAATGGCCAAAGGTATTTCACTGTTGAGTGGGTGATAGTCTTTCAAATTGGGCAGTTCCAACACATCACCGTTCATGAGCTTGCGCCCAAATTCGTCAATCATGGTGTTGTAGTGAAATGTAATAAACAGCGTGTCGTTGTTTAAAAACAAACCAAATTGTGTCAAATCAAAATCAATGTCTTGATGATTGAACACACCACGCATGGTGTATATGTCTGTGGAATAAATTCTGTCGCGGTTTTCCAACAACAGCAGGTCTTGAATGTTCAGCACACTTTGATCTTCGTACACAGGTTGTGTGGCATCAAAGTTGCCGCTCAAGGTAGAGTCCGCACCGCCTGCTTGTGGACCCAAGTATTTGTGAACATACATGTCGACTCCGCCAACAGTGTACATTTCACGAATGGTGCGATCAAAAAATTGATAATCTTTAGTGCGATTTGGGCGGTATAGGGATAAGCGTGGCATGGTATATTTATAGTACTTTGGGTTTACCTTTGTGTGGGTTGACCGATAATTGCCCTAATGCTATAATACGGACTTAACAACAAAGGAGCCAGCAATGAGTGATTTAGTAACCGATTTGCACAGCGAGATGATCAACAGTGTAGCACCAAACTACAGTATCAATTATGAAGCAGAGGCTCTTGCCAGTTTTGAAGCCACTGGTGATGACTTGATGGAGATGCTTGAGACTCGTGCCACAGACTTTATTGCAGAGACTACCGGGGCAGATGTGCGCGAGGACTTGGGCGGGCTCACAGTGTTTTTCCGTGGTAGTACTTTGGTTGCATTTTATGACTACGAGCAATTTAAAGGGCATGTGTTTTGACCCTGAGCCCGAAAGGGCTTTTGGGGTTGACCAAAAATTCTTTCTCTGCTATAATTACGTATAAATTTACCAGGAGCCCATATGAATGCAACACGAGCCGCTGTCAAACCAATGAACCCTCGCAGTCCTGATACCAAATACACAGGGTTGGAACCCACATGGCGTGTGCAACCCACAGACGATCGCACCAGTCAACTGAGTGCTGCCTTTTCATGGTACAATTACTTTTATGGCAAAAAAGATGCCCGTGAAATGCTGGTGGCATATTTGGAACATAATGGCCGCAAAGCAGATGTTCGTGCGTTAAAAGGCGTGCCAGACTCAGCAGTTCGACTGACCACTGCATGGCTATGCCGCATGAGCATGGTGGGCCTGGACCTGACAGACACAGAACAAGTGAGACTGGAAGGCTACATCCAAGAAATATTAACTGCACGTGAACCCGAAGTGGTGGTTGTTGAGGCAGTGCCTGTAGCAGCCAAGCCCAACATTCAAGACCGGTTACGTGAAAAGGTGTCAGAATGTGCTGGTGAACTGGACGGCATGTTTGATGAGTTTGTGGTTGCAGGCGCCAAGATGAGTGCAGACTACAAGCCTATTACAGTCATCCGCGGACTGAATGTAGCACCTCAAATGATTTCAGACATTGCCAACTTGTGGAAGCACAAACTTGCAGAGTTTGAAACTGCAATCGAAGGCAAAGATGCACAGGTTGTAGAAGGCTACAGCAATTTCTCAAAGATTCAAATGCGCAACATTGTGAAGTTTTGCGAAGCAGTGATCAATGACTGCGGTGCGTATGTGCAGATCAAGAAAGTGGAACGCAAACCACGCAAGGTCAAGTCAGTGCCGCCAGAGAAACGTGCCGCAAAGTTCAAAGTGTTAATGGAATTTGCCGAACTCAAACTCAAAGGCCTGCCAGCCGCAAGTCTTGTGGACAAAGCAGAAGCCTGGTTGTACGATACCAAGAAGCGCAAGTTGATTCATCTTGTGGCTGACAGTCACACACAGGCATTCACTGTGAAAAGCAACAGCATCATTGGTTTCAGTACCATTGAGACCATGCAGAAAACTGTGCGCAAGCCAGCAGATGTTGTCAAGGCTGTGCAAGCCGCAGGCAAACCAGCCGCACGTAAGATCTACAAAGACCTTACCACAACTGAGACTCCATTCAATGGACGTGGCACGGAGAACTTGGTAGTGCTCAAAGCCTGGTAAGTAGTGCATGCATGTGATCCCCAACAAAGTAGACCTATACATTACCAATGTATGCAATTTAACCTGCCAGCACTGCAATAGATTTAACAATTTCAACTTTAAAGGCTGGCAACGTTGGGGCGACTATGAAGATCAATACCAGCAGTGGGGCAAGTTAGTTGATCTCACAGCAGTCACTATCATGGGTGGGGAACCTTTTTTGAACCCCACCCTGATAGACTGGGTGCAAGGCATCAATCGCATATTTGGAATTGAAGTTCAAATACTCACAAACGGCACTAGATTTAGACACAATCCTGATCTTTACGATGCTTTGTTTTTTAAACATCAGACTCGTCCGCACAATCACATTGGTGTGAGTTTGCACAACCCTGATCAGTTTGAAAAATTAAAAGAAGATATACTATGGTTCCTCAAAGGACCAGTACAAATATATCCAAAAGGACATTCGGAAAATTTTTGGAATTCTGATTATCTGTTCGTTGACCGCAATGGCATAGTGGTAACGGTGATGAACGTTGACACGTTTCATTCAGCGGCCATAACTCAGTCTTGGCAAAACAGCACCCAACCAGTGTTTAAATTGCACAACAGCGATCCATTTTTTGCACATCAAAATTGTGGATTTGCCACATTCAAAAGTTATCATTTCATACGCGGCAAGTTGTACAAGTGTGCGCCGGTGGCACTGATGCCCGAGTTTGATCAACAACACACATTGGATATATCTGATGCAGACAGAGCATTGTTAAATTCGTATCAGCCACTGAGCGTGGACAACTTTGAAACTTATCAACAAGAATTTTTTGCTCAATTGGATAATCCCATTGCACAGTGTAAATTTTGTCCTGAGCAGTACACATTTCAAAAGATATTTCCAGTGGTCAAAGGATCTTGACCATGTTTGATCAAGAGTTTTATCGCATTGATCTTGGAGAAATATTTCAGCAGAGTCACTGCATGTATCATGAGCATGCAATGGTGCATTTGTTTTCAAGTGTGTTGATGAACATGGGTTATCAAAAAATACCCGGCAGTGCCAGAGCATGGGGGCGCGGCAGTCGCAAGGTCATTGTGTGCCTGGCCGACGACTTTGGAGTCAACCGAGATGATTGGAGCCTGCCACCCGATCAGTGGTTTGATACTGACACCACAATCGTCACCGACAACCACATGCCCTTTGCTACCAATTATCAGATTCTGAAGTTGCCATCAAGTTACTTTGGAGTGTTTAGTTATGTGCCAGCAGATCAAAATTGGACACCAAGTCGGCGATTTAATTTTTCGGTCAACAGGCTGGACAGTCAGCGACAGTTGATTTTGTTAGAATTGACGAAACAGTCGGGCGGGATTGATCAAGTGCAACAGTTGGATCATGTGAATTTCAATGCACGAGCACAGGGCAATGAGCACACTGCTGAACATGCTCAGCACAGTTTTGCACATTGTTGGACACAGCTGAATCAATTGCATAATACTGAATATGCTGAGTGGTTTGATCAAACCCAGCCGCACATACCCATTAGAAATCATGCACTAACAGTTGAGCAAACACAGGTTGGTGCGTATCTCAATTTGGTAATTGAAACCTATGCCGGAGATGCCACTGTAGCATTCAGCGAAAAGATATTTAGAGCATTGGTAACGCCAGCACCTTGGGCTGTGTTTTCAGCAAAACATGCTGTGGAGTATTTGAAAACACTGGGGTTTGATGTACTAGATGACGTGGTAGATCACAGTTATGACAGTTTGACGCAAAGTAACACCATGTACGGGCATGGAAAAATCACAGAATTTGTCAAACTCAACATACAAAATTATCACAACATAAAAAATTCCGATCAAGTCAAATTGGCTGCGAGATGTCACGCAGCGGCCACACACAATCAACAACTGTTGGCACAAATGCAACGCCAGTGGCCCGTGGATTTTGCTCAATGGTTGCCCAACACGATAGCAAAACTTCAATAAATACAGGAACCGGAGTTCCAGATGCCAGAACAGCAACAGCAATCACTGCCTACACTGAAACAAAACTTGATAGAATATGTCAAGCTTCAGTTGGGCGGAGATATCATTGACCTAGAACTAGACCCCTCACACTACGAAGCGGCCTATCAAAAAACCATTGGCACCTATCGCCAACGAGCCAACAACGCCTACGAGGAAAGTTATAGTTTCATGCAGTTGGTACAAGATGTCAACATCTACGAGCTGCCGCAAGAAGTTGTCAGTGTACGTCAAATATTCCGTAGAACATTTGGCGACAGTTCAGGCCCGTTTGCGTCAAACTTTGATCCGTTTGCACAAGCAAGTATCAACGTTTATCTAATGAACTTCAACGTGGCAGGTGGCCTGGCCACATACGA